ATGGCGCTCCCCTATCTTTTCGATTTCTGGGCACATGCGCACCAGTTGCCCCCCGAGGGGGACTGGCGGACATGGGTCATCCTGGGCGGGCGCGGCGCGGGCAAGACGCGCGCCGGGTCCGAATGGGTGCGCTCGATGGTCGAGGGGGCAAAGCCTTTGGACCGTGGACGCGCGCGGCGGCTGGCGCTGATCGGCGAGACGTTCGACCAGACGCGCGAGGTGATGGTGTTCGGCGAAAGCGGCATCATGGCCTGTTCGCCGCCCGACCGCCGCCCGGAATGGAAGGCCACGCGGCGCTGTCTGGTCTGGCCCAATGGCGCCGAGGCGATGGTGTTTTCCGCGCAGGAACCCGAGGCGTTGCGCGGGCCGCAATTTGATGGCGCTTGGGTGGACGAGTTCGCCAAGTGGAAGAAAGCGCAGGATACGTGGGACATGCTGCAATTCGGCTTGCGTCTGGGCGATCATCCGCAGGTCTGCGTGACGACGACCCCGCGCAATGTGCCGGTGTTGAAAGAACTGATGGCGGCGCCCTCGACCGTGGTGACGAAGGCAAAAACCGAGACGAACCGGGCCTATCTGGCGAAGAGTTTCCTCGAAGAGGTGCGCAGCCGGTATCACGGCGCGCTGGCGCTGCAGGAACTGGACGGCGAGCTGGTCGAGGATATCGAGGGCGCGCTCTGGACGCACGAGGTGCTGGATCGGCAATCGGTGGGGCGCTTGCCCGAGATGGGGCGCGTGGTGGTTGCGGTCGATCCCCCAGCCAGCGAAGGCGCCCGCGCCGATACCTGTGGGATCGTCGTGGTGGGGGCGGTGATGGACGGACCTCCGCAGCAGTGGAAGGCCTATGTGCTGGAGGATGCCAGCGTGCAGGGGCTGACGCCGCTCGGCTGGGCCGAGGCGGCGGTGGCCGCCGCCCGGCGCTGGGAGGCAGGCCGTGTAGTAGCCGAGGCGAACCAGGGCGGAGCCATGGTGCGCACGGTCCTGCAGCAGGTCGACCCGGTTCTGCCGGTCAAGATGGTGCATGCGTCCAAAGGCAAGTCTGCCAGGGCGGAACCGGTCGCGGCCCTGTATGAGGCGGGCCGGGTCTACCACGGGCGCGGGTTGGAGCGGCTCGAAGAGCAGATGTGCCTGATGACCGTGCAGGGCTATCAGGGGCAGGGCAGCCCGGACCGCGTCGATGCGCTGGTCTGGGGGGTGACGGAGGCGTTGAACAGTGACGGAACCAATCCGCGTTTCCGGTCGCTGTAGGGGCGCGGTGCAAGGCCCTTCGAAGGGCCTTGGCAGACGCAAATTCGAATTTGCGTGACCAAGCGCCTTCGAAGGCGCTTGTCCAAGGCGCTTCGAAGCGCCCTTCCCCCGAGTTTTGATGTGGAATCAATGCATTGGGGGCACCGTACGGTGGTGTGAAAAGCCTTTAACTTCTCATTCGTAGGGTGCTTCTCAACGGATGAAGGGACAGCCTTTCGACCTGATCCGAACAGCGATGACAGGCCCGGACGGGGAAAGCGCGCTTTCCCTGAACGGCGCGGGTTTGGCCCCCGGGGCCGGGAAAAGGAGCGAGCGATGGTATTCGATTTTCTGCGGCGCAGCACGACGGAGGCAGCAGCGCCCGAGGCCAAGGCCTCGGCCACGGGGCGCGTCGTCGCCCATATGAGCGCGGGCCGCGTGGCCTGGTCGCCGCGTGATACGGTGTCGCTGACCAAGCAGGCCTTTACCGGCAACCCGGTGGGCTTTCGTGCGGTCAAGCTGATTGCGGAGGCTGCCGCGGCGCTGCCGGTGGTTCTGCAGGATGCGACGATGCGTTATGCGGACCACCCGATGCTCAAGCTGATCACCCAGCCCAATCCGGGCCAGGGCCGCGCCGAGCTGTTCGAGGCGCTGTATGGTCAGATGCTGCTGTCGGGCGACGGCTATGTCGAGGCGGTCAGCGGCGAGACGGGACTGCCCTTCGAACTGCATGTCCTGCGCTCGGATCGCATGGCGGTCGTGCCGGGCGCCGATGGCTGGCCCATCGCCTATGAATACAGCGTCGGCGCGCGCAAGCATCGTTTCGACGTCACCGGGCCGGTCAGCCAGATCTGCCATATCAAGTCCTTCCACCCGCAGGACGACCATTACGGCCTGTCGCCCTTGCAGGCGGCGGCGCAGGCGGTCGACGTGCACAACAGCGCGTCACGCTGGTCCAAGGGCCTGCTCGACAATGCCGCGCGTCCGTCAGGTGCGATTGTCTGGAAGGGCGCAGAGGGGCAGGGCCACCTGACCCCAGAACAATATGACCGGCTGGTCTCGGAGATGGAGAGCCATCATCAGGGTGCGCGCAATGCGGGCCGTCCGATGCTGCTGGAAGGCGGTCTGGACTGGAAACCGATGGGCTTCTCGCCCTCGGACATGGAATTCCAGAAGACCAAGGAAGCGGCGGCGCGCGAGATCGCCGTGGCCTTTGGTGTGCCGCCGATGCTGCTTGGCATTCCGGGCGAGGCGACATTCGCCAACTACGCCGAGGCGCACCGGGCGTTCTATCGCCAGACGGTGCTGCCGCTGGCCTCGAAGGTGACGGCGCAGATCGGGCGTTGGTTGTCGGATCATCTGGGCGAAGAGATGCAGCTGAAGCCTGATCTCGATCAGGTTCCCGCGCTGGCCGGGGAACGCGATGCGCAGTGGTCGCGCGTGGCCAAGGCCGATTTCCTGACCACCGCGGAAAAACGCGCGATGCTGGGTCTGCCCGCGCTGGAGAGCGACGATGACTGATCGGCTGAGGCGCGAGGCGTTTGCCTGCGCTCCCGCGATGCGGCTGGAGGCCCATGAGCGCGTATCAAAGCTGCATATCGAGCGGCTCGAAGCCCAGCTGACGCGGCTCGAAGGCTTGATGGAGCGGCTGGAGCGGCGGCTTTGGCTGACGGTTTACGGCGTCGTCGGGGTGATCCTGGCGCAGGCCTTTCAGGGGATCGTGGCTGCGGCCCCGTGAACGAGGAGACGATTGATGGATCTGGAACACAAGTTCTGTCGGCTGGGCACGGATGTGGCCGTGACCGAAGCCAAGGATGGCACGGTGATCGAAGGCTATGCCAGCCTGTTCGGTGCCTGCGATCAAGGTGGCGATGTGGTGGCCAAGGGCGCCTATGCGCGGTCCCTGCAAAAGCTCGCCGCAGAAAATCGCGGCGTCAAGATGCTGTGGCAGCACGATCCGGCGCAGCCGATCGGCATCTGGGACGAGGTGCGCGAGGATGAGCGCGGTCTGTACGTGAAGGGCCGCATTCTGGCCAGCGTGGAAAAGGGCCGCGAGGCCGCTGCGCTGATCGAGGCGGGCGCGATCGACGGGCTGTCGATCGGCTATCGCACCGTCAAGGCGGCAAAGAATGACAAGGGGCAGCGGCTCCTTTCGGAACTGGAGCTTTGGGAGGTGTCCTTGGTGACCTTCCCGATGCTGCCCAGTGCGCGGGTCGGGGCCAAGGGCGATGCGCCCGATGCCAGCGACTGGCGTGAATTGGCGGAGGTCCTTGAGGACATGCGCCGCAACCTGGCGGGCGGCTGACGCGCGCCACTCATCGCCGTTGCCGGGCAACCGGGCGGCAGGGCAACCGATCTGCCCGCGTATCGCGAAAGCGGCGGGGCAAGTGAAAGGTAAATCAGGATGAGCACAACCGAGACCAAGTCTCGGACCGGGGAAGACGTGTCCCCGGTCGCCCGGGTGAGTGCCGCGATGGCGGGACTGATCGGGGATTTCAAGGCCCTTCAGGCCGACCTCTCAGAGAAGCTTAACAAACAGGAAGAGCGACTGACCATGCTTGATCAAAAATCCGCCCGTCTGGGCCGCCCGGCACTGTCCACCGCAAGCGCGGAACTGGACGGCACCCATCAGAAGGCCTTCGATGCCTACCTGCGTTCGGGTGACGATGACGCGCTGCGCGGTCTCGTGCTGGAAGGCAAGTCGATGAACACCGCGGTGAACTCGGATGGCGGCTATCTGGTCGATCCGCAGACCGCCGAGACCATCAAGGGCGTGCTGTCCTCGACCGCGTCGATCCGTGCCATCGCCAATGTCGTCAATGTCGAGGCCTCGTCCTTTGACGTGCTGGTCGACCAGAACGACACCGGCGCAGGTTGGGCGAACGAGACCTCCTCGACCGCCGAGACCGGCACGCCGACCATCGAGCGCATCTCGATCCCGCTCTACGAGCTGAACGCCCTGCCGAAGATCTCGCAGCGCCTGCTGGATGACGCAGCGTTCGATATCGAGGGCTGGCTGGCCAAGCGCATCGCCGACAAGTTCGCCCGCGCCGAAGCGTCCGCCTTCATCAATGGCGACGGCGTCGACAAGCCGCGCGGCATCCTCGACCATACCCAGGTCGAAGACAGCACCTGGGCCTGGGGTTCGCTGGGCTATGTCTTTACCGGCGTGGCAGACAATATCGGCGACGGCGACAAGCTGATCGATCTGGTCTATGCGCTGGGGGCCCAATACCGCGCGGGTGCGTCCTTTGTCATGAACTCCAAGACCGCGGGCGCGCTGCGCAAGCTGAAGGACAATGACGGTCGTCACCTGTGGGCCGATGGCTTTGCCCAGGCTGAACCGGCGCGTCTGCTGGGCTACCCGGTGCTGATCGCCGAGGATATGCCCGATATCGGCACCGGCACCGTTCCGATCGCGTTTGGCGATTTCGGTGCAGGCTACACCATCGCCGAGCGTCCCGATCTGCGCGTCCTGCGCGACCCGTTCTCGGCCAAGCCGCACGTGCTGTTCTATGCCACCAAGCGCGTGGGCGGCGACGTGAGCGACTTTGCCGCGATCAAGCTTCTGAAGTGCGCGACCTCGTAAGAGGCGCCTGAGACGAGGGGTGGGGGCAGGTTTCCACCCCTCCGAGGGCGCGCGCGCCTTGGCTGTCCAGCTGTCCCTCCGCCCGTGCAGCGTGGGGAGCGCGCGCCCGACCCGCCATCCGGCGGGGCGGTGCGGACCTGGGATTTCGGAGAAGAGACATGATGTTGGTGGAAGAAACACAAGTGCCCGAGGTGGCCCTTCCGGTGGCGGAGCTGAAGCGGCACCTGAGGCTGGGCACGGGTTTTGCCGAGGATGACGTGCAGAATTCCGTTCTCGGGTCGTTCTTGCGGGCCGCCATGGCGGCAATCGAGGCCCGCACCGGCAAGGCGCTGATCGAACGCGGCTTTGTCATTACCTTGGCGGATTGGCGCGCGACCGATGCGCAGGTTCTGCCGGTCTCGCCGGTGACGGCGATCACGGAGCTGGCCGTCATCGATGCCTATGGCGTGGCCACCGTGATCGATGCGGGGCGTTACCGCTTGGTCAAGGATGCCTTTGAACCGAAGCTGGCGCCGATGGGCGCAATGCTTCCGACCATTCCGACCGGTGGCGCGGCAGAAATCCGATTGACGGCGGGGTTCGGGGCCGCCTTTGCCAACATCCCGGCCGACCTGCAACAGGCGGTTTTGCTGCTGGCGGCGCACTATTACGAATACCGCGATGAGACGGCGCTGAGCCAGGGCTGCATGCCTTTTGGTGTCACCTCGCTGATTGCGCGTTTCCGTCCCGTACGGCTGGGGCTGGGCGCATGAGTTCCCCGCGTCTGAACATGGAACTGCTGCTGGAGACGCCCGAGCGGATCGCCGACGGGGCCGGTGGCTTCATCGAGACCTGGGCGCCCTTGGGCACGGTCTGGGGCGAGGTCACGGCGCGGACGGGGCGGCTTGTCTCGGGCGAGGCAGTGGCGGTGTCGGCGACGGGCCACCGGATTACCCTGCGCGCGGCGCCAGTCGGGCACAGCAACCGTCCTCGTCCGGGGCAGCGGTTCCGCATGGGGCCACGGGTCTTTCGCGTCGACGCGGTGAGCGAGGCGGACGAACGCGGCCTGTACCTGACCTGTCAATGTGAAGAGGAGCTGGCGGTATGACTTACGCGGTTTCCGCACCGCTGCAGGCGGCGGTTTACCAAGCACTGGTCGCGGATGCGGCTTTGCAGGGGCTGGTCGGCAGCAACGTCTTCGACGCGCCCCCACCCGGGCCTTTGCCCGACACCTACGTGGCGCTTGGTCCTGAGACGGTGACCGGCGCGAACCATTCGACCGGCTGCGGCGCGGTGCATGACTTCGTCGTCAGCGTCGTGACCGAAGTGGCGGGCTTTCAGGCGGCCAAGGAAGCGGCGGGCGCGATCAGCGATGCGCTGGACGGAGCTACGCTGACACTGTCGCGGGGGTCCTTGGCGGGGCTGTGGTTCATCAAGGCCAAGGCCGCGCGCGAGCGTGACGGCCTGCGGCGCATCGACCTGACCTTCCGCGCGAGCGTGGAAGACAACTGACCTTTTATCGAAGGAGTGAGACGATGGGTGCTCAGAACGGCAAGGATCTTCTGATCAAGGTGGATCTGACCGGGGACGGTCAGTTCGAGACGATGGCGGGGCTGCGTGCGACGCGCGTCAGCTTCAACGCGGAACAGGTCGATGTGACGACGCTGGACTCCGCTGGCGGCTGGCGCGAATTGCTGGCCGGTGCAGGCGTGAAATCCGCCTCGATCAGCGGCTCGGGCGTGTTCAAGGACGCCAATACCGACGAACGCGCGCGGCAGATTTTCTTCGATGGTGAGACGCCGGAGTTTCAGGTGATCATCCCCGATTTCGGCACGGTGCGCGGCAAGTTTCAGGTGACCAGCATCGAATATGCGGGCTCGCACAATGGCGAGGCGACCTACGAGGTCGCACTGGCCTCGGCGGGCGAACTGGCCTTCACCGCGCAGCCGGTGACGTGATGGGCAATCCGTGGCGGGGGGAGGTGGAGCTGGTCATCGATGGCCAGCCCCACGTGATGCGGCTGACGCTGGGCGCGTTGGCCGAGCTGGAGGCATCATTGGACGGCGACACGCTGGTCGCGCTGGTTCAGCGCTTCGAGGCGGGCGGGTTCAGCACACGCGACGTGCTGGCGCTGATCGTGGCGGGCTTGCGCGGCGGCGGCTGGCAGGGGCGCGCAGGCGACCTTATGCAGGCCGAGATTGCGGGCGGCCCGATGGCGGCGGCGCGGGCGGCGGCGGAATTGCTGGCGCGTGCCTTCATGTTGCCGGAGCAGGCAAATGGGCCGGTTTGACTGGCCTGCCCTGATGCAGGCCGGGATGCGCGGCCTCGGCCTGACGCCCGGCGAATTCTGGGCCCTGACGCCGGCAGAGCTGCGGCTGATGCTGGGCGAAGAGGGCGGAGCAAGATCCATGGGGCGGTCGCGGCTCGACGAGCTGATGGCGGCCTTCCCCGATGCAAGCAAAGGTGATGACGATGGCCGGAACAGTGGATGACTTGGGCGCACAGGTCGAGGCGTTGGAAGCCTCGCTTGGTGGCGCGGTGAGCATGGCGGCAGAATTCGATGCCGAACTCAAACGCATCAACGAGACGTTCTCGGCCACCGGCAAGGGCGCCGAGCGGCTGGAATCCACCCTGACACGGGGTGTGACGCGGGCGATCGATGGCGTGGTGATGGACGGCATGAAGCTGTCCGATGCTCTGCGCACGGTGGCCAACTCGATGATCGACGCGGCTTGGAAGGCCGCGGTGCAGCCGGTTGCTGGCCATATCGGCGGAATGCTGGCCAGCGGTGTGTCGTCCATGTTCGGCGCCTATTCGCCCTTTGCCAATGGTGGCAGCTTTAGCCAAGGGCGTGTCATGCCCTTCGCCAATGGCGGCGTTGTGTCCGGCCCGACGACCTTCCCTATGCGCGGTGGCACAGGGCTGATGGGCGAGGCGGGGCCAGAGGCGATCATGCCGCTGACCCGTGGCCCGGACGGCAAGCTGGGCGTGCGCTCGGCCGGGGGCGGGCAGGGTGTGACCGTGGTGATGAACATCCAGACGCCCGACGCGCGCAGTTTCGAGCGCAGCCAAAGCCAGATCGCCGCCCGCATGAGCCAAGCACTCAGCCGCGGCGCGCGCAATCGCTGACACAAGTGAAAGGAGGGACAGATGTCGTTTCACGAGGTGAGATTTCCCGCCGATCTGAGCTTTGGCTCGATTGGCGGCCCCGAGCGGCGCACGGATATCGTGACGCTGACCAGCGGCCACGAAGAGCGCAACACACCTTGGGCGCATTCGCGCAGGCGCTATGACGCGGGTCTCGGTCTGCGATCGCTCGATGATGTCGAGGCGCTGATCTCGTTCTTCGAGGCGCGGCAGGGACAGCTGTTCGGCTTTCGCTGGAAAGACTGGGCCGACTACAAGTCATGCCCGCCGTCGAAACAGGTCCAGCCGGGCGATCAGGTGATCGCGCGCGGCGATGGCGCCACAAAGAGCTTTCAGCTGATCAAGACCTACCGGTCCGGTGCGCAAAGCTATGCCCGACCGATCAAGAAGCCCGTGCAGGGTACGATCCTCGCGGCGGTTCAAGACGTGGAAATGCTGCAAGGCGTCCATTTCGAAATCGATGTCGAGACCGGTGTCATCACCTTCGTCGAGGCGCCTCTGAAGGATGCCGAGATCAGCGTGGGTTTCGAATTCGACGTGCCGGTGCGCTTCGACACGGATCGCATCAATGTCAGCGTCGCCAGTTTCCGCGCAGGCCAAGTGCCTGACGTACCGGTGGTCGAGGTGCGGGTCTGATGGGCGCCGAGGCACTTCATGCGCACCTGGCCGACGGTATCGGCACGGTGGCGCGCGCTTGGGCGGTTACGCGGCGTGACGGAACGGTCTACGGCTTTACCGATCACGATCTCGACCTGCAATTCGACGGCATCGTCTTCAAGGCAGAGACCGGCCTCACGGCCAAAGCCCTGAGCCAGTCGACGGGCTTGTCCATCGACAACACCGAAGCGATGGGCGCGCTGTCCGATGCGGCGATCCGCGAAGAGGATATCGCGGCGGGTCGCTTTGACGGGGCCGAGGTTGTGGCTTGGCTGGTCAACTGGGCCGATGTCACCGCGCGGCGCGTTATGTTTCGCGGCCATATTGGCGAGATCCGGCGCGGTGCAGGCGCCTTTCATGCGGAACTGCGCGGTCTGACCGAAGCCCTGAACCGCCCCGTCGGGCGGGTCTATCAAAAACCCTGTTCGGCCGTGCTGGGCGATGCGGCCTGTGGCTTTGATCTGGCGGCCAATGGCTTTGTCTTCGAAGGGCCGCTGACCTCGGTTCTGGACAATCGCGCCTTTGGCATTGGCAAGCAGACCGGTTTCGAGCCGGATTGGTTCACGCGCGGTCGGGTCGAAATCCTCGACGGCGCGGCTCAGGGGCTGACGGCCATGGTAAAGCGTGACCGGTTCGACGAGACGGGCCTGCGCCATATCGATATCTGGGAGCCGCTCAGGGCCAAGCCGGTGATCGGCGACACGATCCGGATCACTGCAGGCTGTGACAAGCGGTTTGAAACCTGTCGGCTGAAATTCAACAACGTGCTGAACTTTCAGGGATTTCCGGACATCCCCGAAGAGGACTGGATGACCATCCACCCCACACAGTCCAAGCGCACAGGCGGCGGTAGCCGCCGATGACTCGCGCGGTCGACGTGGCACGGGGCTGGATCGGTACGCCCTATGTGCATCAGGCCTCGGTCAAGGGCGCGGGCTGCGATTGCCTTGGCCTGCTGCGGGGTGTCTGGCGCGAGGTGCTGGGGGCAGAGCCGGAACCCGTTCCGGCCTACAGCATGGACTGGTCCGAACCCCAGGGTGACGAGCGGCTCTGGCAAGCCGCCAAACGGCACCTTCTGGTCAAACCGGTTGCACTTGCTGCGCGGGGCGATGTCCTGCTGTTCCGGATGCGCGACGGGTCGGTTGCGAAACATGTGGGGCTGCAGGCGCGGACCGGGCGCGACGCCTCTTTCATCCATGCCTATTCGGGGCATGGGGTGGTCGAAAGCGCGCTGAGCGCGCCTTGGGCGCGGCGGGTCGTGGCCCGCTTTGCCTTTCCAAACGGAGATTGA